CAGATGAGGATTGGTTATCTTTTATGGGCACAGAAGTAGATATAGACGATCCTAGTTTTCATTCTGTGGATTTTTAATTGTCAAAATTATTTGATTGTTATACAATTCTTGTAAATAAATCTAGATGATGCTAATTTTAATTTTATGAGAGTTTTCAGTTTTAGCGATTGGCTAACTAATTCAGGTTCAGAAGGTTTAAAGAACTTCTCTCTTAGTCAGAGTTATCAACGGATTGCATGGGTGTATTCCTGTGTAAATATCACTGCTTCTACTGCTTCCAGTGCTGCTTTGTATTTTTATGAAGGGTCTTCTCAAGAAGCAAGTAATCGGATAACTGATCCAGATCATCCTGTTAATCAACTTTTCCAAACACCTAAAGAGCCAGAAATTCCATCATTAAGAGAATTGTTATATAAAACATTTTCTTATTTAGGAATTTCAGGTGAGATTTTTTGGGTATTTTCAAGAAAAAAAGGTCAACTTACTACTTTAGAATATAGAATAGGCCTTAAACCTATATTAAGCAATGCAGCAGTTCCTAAATTATTAGGTTGGAAAGAAATTACAGCAAATGGAACAATCCTTACCTATACTGTTCAACAAGTTTTGCCTATTTTAAATTTTAATCCTGCTGATCCTTATAGTGGAATGTCTCCTCTTCTTGCAGCAAGATTGAGTATAGAAACTGAATTTAATATTGCAGGTTGGAATACTTCTTTCTTTAAAAGTGGGATGAAAAACCCTTTGCTTTTACAAGCAAAAGGAACTCTTACTAAAAACCAAAAAACAGAGATTAAGAAAGAGATATCAAATTATTACAGTGGGATAGAAGGAGGTCATGGAGCACTGTTGTTGCAAGGAAATATAGATGTTACACCTTTAAAAGTATCTCCAAAAGATGTGGACTTTGTCCAAGGAAAAAAATTAAATAGAGAAGAGATAACCTCAATTTATGGAGTACCTCCAGCGTTAGTAGGAATATTTGAATTTGCTAATTATGCAAATGTGAAAGAGCAACGTAAAATCTTTTGGGAAAATACGTTGTTGCCAAGGATGAATAAAATTTCTGATTTATTACAAACAAATGTATTAAATCGAGAATTTCCAGGAATTACATGCGCTTGGGACACTTCACAAGTTTTAGGAATGCGAGATGATCCTAAAGATTTAGCTACTGCTGCTAAGACTTACCAAGATATGGGGTATGATGCACAACAGATTTCCGTGATCTTAAATACGCCAGAACTTGACATTGCTATTAATCCTGGTTCTAAAAAAGGTGCTAAATTAAAACCTCTTTCAAGTGCTGCACCGGTTGCGGCACCAGCTACTACACCAGTTGCTACCCCCAAACCTAAGCCAAAACCTGAAGAAGAGTCAAATTCATTAGTTGTAAATGATTTAGATAGATTTTTGAAATGGGCGGAAGCTTATTCGACTTTAGAATCTGAGGAGTTGAAAGGTTCTATTGCAACGGTAGAAACCTCTATTCAAAATTTTGTAGATAAATTAGTTCCTTTTGTAAATCAAGGTTCTGTATTAAAACAGCTTAGATGGGCAAATTTATGGGAAGATACAGTAGGTCGAGAGCTTTCTAAAGTAGGCGAAGAAGCTATTTTAGCAAGTGTCAAGATTATGAAATCTGTTGAGAACCAAGGAAGGATTGAAACTATTCAAGATATAAAATCTTATGTATCTTTTGAAACCTTAAAAAAATTAAAAGCTTTGGTGCATTCTCAAATACAAGAATCTAGAGATATTCCTATAAAGGTTTTAGATGCATTAGAAAAAGGTGATTCTTTTGTTTGGAATAAATTAAAAGCATCTATAGATGTATTAGCTGCATCTTTAGTCTATACAATAAGAGAGACAGTGAGGCATTTAGCATTTCAACTTTTAGGTGTAAAATCTCTAATTTGGGTTTCTAAAGGTGACTGTCATAAACTTCTACATGGACAAAGAATAGATTTAGGTAAAGAATTCTTTTCTATTGGTGCAGATCATCCACATCAAAAAGGATTACCTTTATCAGATGTTATAGGATGCAATTGCACCACTGTACCTTTAGAATTTTTAAGGATTTAGGTTGTATCTTAGCAAGATTTGTATACATAATTGTGTAACTAAAATTTCTTTCTCTTTAAAGAGGTTGTTTCATGAAATATTCTGCTCCGTTTAAATTTAAAGGGGCAATAAAATCAGATGGCGATACAAAGCTGTATTCAGCTATCGCTTCTACCGATGCGTTAGATCGGGACAGAGAGGTTTTATTGCCTAAAGGTTGTGTTACAGAAAACTTTTTAAAGAATCCTGTGATGCTTCGTATCCATAATTATCAGCATATTCCTGTAGGTAAGGTTCATGCGATTAGAATAGATAAAGATGCAGTGGAGTTTGATTTTGAATTTTCAGATTCAGACGAAGGTAAAGAAATCGAAGATCTCTATGTAAAAGGATTTATGAGTGCGTTCTCTGTAGGTTTGTATCCTTTGAAGGCTCTATGGCTAGATGATGACAGTCCTAAACAGATGGAAGTTGAAGTTGCTAACGGAGAGACTCAATCTTTTGATCTTACTAAGTATAAAGTTGCTCCTCGTCGATTAGTTCATTTATGGGAATTGTTAGAAATTAGTCCTGTACCTGTACCGTCTAATCCGGAAGCTTTGTTACTTCGTGCAAAGGACAACATTGTCAGAAAGTTTATGTCTGACAAAACTCATAGTACCGCAGCAGGACAATTGTTATCACATCAGTTAGATGCAAAGATGGGCAACCTCACCGTTGCTGTCAAATCTTTTCTTAGTGGATTAGATGATGTAACTATAAGCAAGACTGTAACAGATGAAGCTTCCACAGAGTGCGATATGGAACTTGCTTGGGATGACAGTAAATCAAGGGCTCAGTTAGCTAAATGGGCTTCTGAAGATGATTCTGGTGACAAAGATACGATGGATTGGGGTAAATTTGCAAGAGGCTTTGCTTGGGTAGATACTGAGAAAGCTGATAAATTTACTTCTTATAAGTATCCTCATCATACTGTAAAAGATAGAGAGCTTGTAACTATTTGGAAAGGTGTTACTGCTGCAATGGCACATCTGTTAGGTAAAAAGGATGTGACAGATGGTTCTGAGATTTACGAACATCTTGCATTGCATTATACAGCTATTGAAAAAACTGCACCTGAATATGGAACTGACTATTCAGAAGAGTTTTTAAAGGCTGTGGAAGATGACACTTTGGAAGAGTATTTAAAAGCTCAGGAAGACGCCGGAGATGAGGAAGGTGATCCAACGGACACATCATCCTTAGAAGAAGGTAAGGCGTCTGTAGATGAGAATGCTTTGAAAGCTGTGTTTGAAGATGCTGTGAAAACCTTGCAGTCTAATCTAGATGAAATGGAAGAGACTATCAGATTGAGGATGAATATTCTCGTTAATATGATAGAGGAATTGCATCAAGATGTGAAATCGTTTAATGTTAAATCTGATGAAGAAGGCTCATCTGAAAATGAAGATGATCCGTCTGATGATGGAAAAGCATTCAATGAAAACTTTAACGAATTGTCAGGTCTGCTTCAAGGATTAAAAGGTCCTGAGTCAGATGACCATTCTGCTCATTAATTTATGATTTATTACTATTTAAGAGGTATTGACAATGGGATCTTCAATCGATCTGAAACAATTTGAGGAATTTGCAGTTTCTCTCAAGGATGCTTTAGCTTTATTTCGTACGCAGAATGATGAACTGGCTTCTTTAAAACAGTTAGTCCATGATATGCAGGTTAAAACTTTAGCTGTCTCCACTAACATGGCTTACAATCAGAAAACTACTTATGGATTTGTTGACCCTGAAGAGGCCAAAAAGTTCTTAGGTTTTGTAAAAGGTATTTTTCTTAGGGATCCTGCTGTCAAGGATATGACAGAAGGTACAGATTCTGAGGGTGGTTTTTTGGTACCTACAGAGTGGCGTGCTAATTTAATTCAGTTGTTAGAGACTTATGGAGTTGCCCGTCAAGGTTGTACGGTTATTCCGATGTCTCGTGAAGAGTTAGTGATGCCTAAATTGACTTCCGGTGTTCAGGTGTACTGGATTGGTGAAGGCAAGACTATCACCGAGACACAACCTTCATTCGGCGAATTGAAGATGGTTGCTAAGAAGATGGCTGCTTTAGTGCCTATGACTTCTGAGTTACTGTCTGATACAGCTATTGCTATAGCTAACTTGCTGTTAACTTTGTTTGCTCAAGCAATTGCAAAGGAAGAAGATCGCATTGTGTTTAGTGGCGATGTTTCCGGTGCATCTGATCCGTTTAATGGGATTATGTTTGATGGCGATGTTACCAATATGTCAATGGCTTCTGGTGCTACTGGTTTTGCTGATGTTGATGCAGACTTTTTAGCAGATGTGGTTGCTTCTGTAAGTCCTGCGACCTCTGGTGGTGCTAAGTGGTATATGCACCGTACAGTGTTTAATGTCATGCGTAAGTTACAGACCAAGTTTTATAAGTCTGATCTTACTTCCAACTTACCAACAGGTGAGTATATTTATAGTCAACCGCAAGGTACCGATCCTGGTACTATTTGGGGCTATCCATACACCTTAGTTGAGACTATGCCTGCGATCACTGCTACTGCTGCCGCTACGCCTTTTATGGTGTTTGGTAATTTAGCTCATTACTACATCGCAGATCGTCAACAGATGTCGATTGCACGGTCCGAGCATGTTGGTTTTGCTCAGGATAAGATTTATCTTCGTGTAATTCAAAGAGAGGCGATGGCTGCTGCTGTTGCAGAGGCATTTACTGTTGTAAAGACTGCCGCTTCTTAATAGTTGCGGAACCAAATTGTGTTGGGCATGGTATAATGTATTGTGTCCAACATATTTGGATAGTCTGTTAAAGGTGAAAAAATGATGATTTATTATGAAGTTAGGAAGAAATTCCTAGACTATGTGAATGGGTATGAATTTTTTAGGGGAGAATTTATTAATACAGAGGAAGAGGTTTGGGCACATAGAATGGGAGATTCCCTTTCAGAAGTCCGCAATCTTCCTCCTGATACAAAGGCAATACTTGTGAAAGGTACAGTAGAACAAAAGGCATTGGATGCAAAGGTTTTACCTGTTGCAATAGAAGAAGAGGAGGGGAATACAAAAGTTCGTACTCGTGTCCAAACTCGTGCTCCTATAGATAAGGTAGTAAGAGTCAGAGAAGGTGAACAGAAGTAATTTTGAATGGCCATAGAATTAGAAGATTTTTTGGAATCTGTGGTATTACAAGCTGCGGAGATTCTTCAGTTACGTGATCGGGACACTGAAGACCTAGCTG